AGGTGCCGAACAGAATCGCACCGACTACGTTCTCGCTGCCTGATATCGCAGCCTGAACCTTTAGTCCGTCAGCCCGGGAGTTGCTTCCGGCCCGGTGTCTGGCGTCGTCTAGGGAGCCACTGGGAGTCGCCCATGTTGGTGGGGTGCCTCCGACACTTAATCAACTGAGCCTATCTGGCGGTGTGTCTACGCAATGCTGGGGGCTGAGAAATAAAACCGTAGACTGCGCTCGGAGAAGAATTCGGGGCCGGCCATTGGACGGGGGTTCGATTCCCCCCATCTCCACCATAAAAACCGCATGATTCTGCGGTAAACTGAGGGTGCTAAAACAGCGTGACACGCGAGCGTGACACGCGCGCTAATTAAGCGGAGTACAATCAAGATCAAGCAAGACCCCTCATGATCAAGCAAGGCGGCGCAAGATGGCATCTGTCAAGGCAGTGACCCACCGTGACGGCACCGTCGTCTACCGCGTCCGCTACCGCACCGGGGGCAAAAACCCAGTCGTAGAAACCTTCTACGATGCCGCGAGCGCACAACGCTTCGCCGACCTCGTCGACCGCGTCGGCGGGGCAGCCGCCCGCGAGATGCGCAGCCTCGACGACCTCGCAGCCGCAACCACACCCACCGTCGCCGCGGCCTGCGAGCACCACCTCGAAGCCCTAGCCGCGTCCGCTACCCCTGGCACGATCAGTCGCTACCGTCAGATCGTGCGCGACCGAATCGAGCCACGCCTCGGACTCATCCCCGTCGACATGCTCACCCGTCACACGGTCACGAAGTGGGTCGCCGAACTACGCCGCACCCCCGTCGCTCGAGGGGCCACCGCCGGGCGGCCACCGTCGGCAAAAACGATCCGCAACGCCCAAGCCCTCCTATCCGCTGCGCTGCAACGGCTCGTCAACGAGGACGTAATCCCCCGCAACGTCGCTAAGGGCGTGCCCCTGCCCAAAGACGCGACCGTGCGTGAGATGCGATTCCTCACCCCCGATGAGTACGCCCGCCTCCACGCGCAGATCCCCGTCGACTACCAGCCCTTCGTCGCGGCCATGTACGGCCTCGGGCTTCGCTTCGGCGAGGCAACCGCCCTCACAGTCGCCGACGTCGACCTCGACGTCGCACAACCCGTCGTCCGCGTCAACAAGGCCTGGAAGATGGGCGAAAACGGATCCCCCTACCTCGGGGCCCCGAAAACAAAGCGCGCCAGGCGTACGGTCACCATCCCCGCCCCCCTCGTGCCCGTGTTGCGCGCCGCGCTCGCGGGTAAGGGGGCGGATGAGTTGGTGTTCACGGCGCGCAGGGGCGGGCCGATCACGTCGGGGCCGTTCCATGCCCATATATGGCAGCCGGCGTGTGATGCGGCGGGCCTGTCGACGCGTCCTCGCGTGCATGATCTGCGTCATTCGCACGCGTCGGCGCTGATCGCCGCCGGCGTGCCACTGCCTGTGGTGCAGCGCCGCATGGGGCACGAGTCGATCCAGACGACAGTCGATGTGTACGGGCATCTCGCGCCTGATGCCTACGCGGGCGCGGCTGAGGCTATGAGTGTGGCCATGGGCGGGGTATCGCCTCAAATCGGAATGTGACGCGCATCTCCCTTACTTAGCTTGCACTATACATCGCGCACGGTGTATAGTGGAGTCATCGGGAGGGAAAGCCCCCCGACCCTCAAAGAAGGAGAAAGACAATGAACACCGTCACCTACGTCACCGACGACAACGGCGACCGCCGCGCCCGCTACCTCATCCTCGACGGCTACCGCGAGACCGCCGAGGAGTGGTTCGAGACTGCACTCCCCGGCGACGAGGTCGCCGACTTCCGCGAGGCCCTCATCACCGCCGCTGCCCGCATGACCGGCGAGGACCGCGAGCTGCTCGCCTCCAACGGCTTCGCCGTCGCCGAGCTGCCCCTGGCCTACACCGAGGCTGACGATGCCCGCGTTTTCGGCGAGTACAACTTCGCCGACGGTTCGCGCGACGGCATCTACAACGCGATCGCTGCCGAGTGCGAGGCGTGGGGCCTGACCGACGGCTACGCCAGCGTCTGGGAGACCCTGACCGTCCTCGAGGAGATCGGCGGAAACGTCGCCCGCTTCCTCGACTGACCCAACCATCGAGGCCCCGGGGCGCACGCTCCGGGGCCTCCCCTACGACAGGAGACCCCATGCCCCGCAATCCACTCACGCCAGTCGGCCTGCGATGCCGGCGCGAAGCCCTCGGCCTCAGTCGCGCCGACCTCGCCGAAATCTTCGACGTCAATGAGGGCACCGTCCGATCCTGGGAGATCGGCAAGAGCGAGCCCCGAGACCCGCTCAGCATCCACATGACCCTCGGCAATCTTGAGGACGCAGCGCTCGAGTGTCTCGACGAGCTCCTCGCACCCATCGAGGACCAGGACGAGACCGTCCGCAGCCTCCCGACTGCACTGATCGCCTACTCCACGCAGGCAGACTATGAGCAGCACACGCGCTGGGCGCACCGCCTACCCATTGCCGCCTACCGCGCCTGCGTCGGGCGCGCTTTCCAGCTCCTCAGCGACGACGACATCCCCGTCGAAATCGTCTCCCCCTACGACTGATCAGGAGGCCTCATGACTACCGAGTATCTGGGAACTGCTGCCGTGGCCGAGCGCCTCGGCCTCACCGTCCCCACCATTCGCTCCTATATCCTCAAGGGCCTCATGCCCGACGCGGATGTCATCATCACGACTCCGTCCGGCTCCCTGCGAGGCTGGGCGCCCAAGACAATTGACGCATGGCAGGCGTCGCGCCCCGGGCAGGGTGCGCGCACCGACCTCGCCAAGTAGCGCACATCACATTCATTCCGGCTTGCACTATACATCGCGCACGGTGTATAGTCGAGTCATCGGGAGGGAAAGCCCCCCGACCCTCAAAGAAGGAGAAAGACAATGAACGCCATCGAAACCGCCGAGCAGCTCGCCGAGATCATCGAAGCCACCGGCTGCGACCAGCGCTACTCCACCATGAGCGACGTCTGCGAGGCCGTCTCCGACGCCCTCGGCGACTACGCCGACGAGCACGACGTCGCGGCAATCGCCGGCGAGACGTTCGCCTGGTACCGCGCCTACGATCCCGAGGCCCGCGTCGAGTACCTGCACGAGCAGGGCTACTACCAGACGGTGACCGCCGACGAATTCTGGGCCGTCTGCGCCAACCACGCGCTCTGACAGAAAGAAGAAGGCCCCGGCCCCACAAGGGGCCGGGGCCCTTCCCCCACAGCAGGAGACACACCATGCGCCAAGACGTCGACAGCGTCATGACCAAGACCGAAGCCCGCGAGCGCGGCTACCTGCCCACCGTCGAGGTGCCCGCCCTCATCGGCGTTAAGCGTGATCCGCGCGAGCTCGGCAAGACCATGCGCCGCGAGGGCCTGCGGCCCGTGCGCGTCGGGCACGCCTACTGGTGGAGCGCTGCCGCCGTCGAGGAGTGGGCTGCGCAGCGGCGGTGGATACGCCCGCAAGGGGCGCCCGCTTCCCCGTGTGCGGCTCCCGGCTGCGAGCGTGAGGCCGTCTCGCATGGCTTGTGTCTGCGCCATTACAAGGCGGCGCGGGGCAAGCACGCTGGCGAGGCTGCGCCGCGCGTCGGGCAGCCGGTCGGGGCGGGCGTGTACGGGCGTCTCAGCGAGGACGCGGAGGGGCGTCTCATCTGCCACGAGTGCGGGAAAGCGTATCTTAGCCTGGCTGCGCACGTATTCGTGGCGCATGGCCTGACCGCCGCCGAGTACCGTGAGGTGTACGAGCTGCCTCGCTCGACGAAGCTGGCCGCGTCGGGCGTGCGTGAGCGTATCAGTCGCAGCTCCTCCAAGCCTGATGCGCTTGCGCGGCTTGCTAGGGTGCGTGATCCCCAGGCCGCCGCGTCGGCTCGTACGGATGATACGTTTCGCGCGCTGAGCCGTACACAGCGGGCGCGCAATGTGGGTGAATAAGCGAAGCGCCCCCACCGGCCCGTTTCCAGGCTGGTGGGGGCTTCGTCGGTGGCTTAGGGGTGGACGGTGGTCGGCCAGGAGGCCATGAGGCCGTTCGCGCCCTTCCCGAGCGCGGTCTGCGCCTGCGACGCGTTCGTGATGATGTGCGCGATCGTCGGTTTACCCGTCGCGGTGAGCTGCTGCCAAGCGGTGGCGGGGGCGTTCCACTCGAGGCCGAGCACATCCCAGCGGGTGAGGTCGGCGGTGGCGAGTTCGTTCGGGTACAACATGCACATCGTGCGGTATCCCCTGGCCTTCGCACGGTCCACGGACCCCGCGTTGACAAAGTGCTTCCACAGGACGCGCCGCTCGGGGTGCCCGTCGAATGCGTCGTCGAGCAGCGTGTACAGGTCCAGCTCAGACTGCAGGTCAGAGCTGTTCGCGTCCTGCTTCGAGGAAGTCACCTTGTGGTCAATTGCAAGTACGACGTCGTCGGGTAGCTGCTCGAGTAGGTCGGTGAACCGTAGGAACGGCCCCGACCCCTGTCGCAGTGTTTTCAGGGTGTCCCACGGAGTGGACCAGATCGGCAGCTTCGTGCCGGGCACGGTGCGCTCCGTTGTCCAGTCGTGAATCAGCACGTATTCGCCAGACGCGCACCTGCGCAGTGAGACCTCGAGGGCCTTGAAGCCCGCGCGCAGTGACGCGTCGAGGCCGACCTGCGTGAATTCCGGGTACTCGGTGCCGCCGAGGCGGTGGCTGATGTAGAAGGGCCTGGCCGTGAGGAATTCGGCGACGAGGTCACGCGTCGCGGCTGCCTGCGTCGCGGTGCGGGGTCGCAGTGGGATGTCGCCGCCCGCCCGGCGGCGGCGGTACAGGCGGCCCGTGACATCCCCGCCGTCGCGGCGCCGCACCTTGAGTACGCGGCCCGTGGGGGCGGCGTTTTCGACGGCGTCACGCATTGGGGATCACCACCTGCACGCCCGCTCCGTTGGCGGACTGAGTGTTCGGGTAGGTGACGGTAAGGTCGCCTGCCTGCGCGGTGCGGCGCGCGGCAAGAACGGTCTGCAGGTTGATGCCCTCCTGCGTGGCGAACTCGAGGCGATCCCAGCCCTGGTTGATGGTGACCTGGTCGGCGGTTTCAGGCACCGTCGTGCGCTCAAACGCGAACCCGAGCGTAAGGCCGGTCGTTCCGGGCACCTCGGGGGCCGTGCAGGTGCCCGTCTCAGCGGGTTCGGCCTGGCGCTTCTTCACCTGGCCGACAACGGGCGTGCCGCCGCCGCGGGTGTTGACGGCTGCCCAGGCGGCCTCGACGGGCTGCGACGTGCGCACCGTGAGTTCGGGGGCCCAGGGGCCGACGACGACGGTGAAACGCATGGTGCCGATCCAGTAGGGTTCGACGAGGGTCGCAAAACCGGCGGGGAAGGTGAAGGACTGGCCGTTGACGGCCTTCGTGTTGACGGCGATCACCGTCCGGTCGCCCGCCTGGCCGTCGGGGCGGATCGTGATCGTGTCGCCGACGTGCTGGCCCGCCGCGTGACTGACGAGGGTCGGGCCAGCCGCCGGGTTCGGCTTTGTTTCGCCGTGGTCGTCATGACCGGGCGCGTCTGCCTGCTCCGTGAGGAGGTACACGGCCCCGTCGGGGAGGGCCTCGGCTTCGGCGCGGCTGTTGACGATCTTGATGTCGGCGAGGGTAAGGGGCTTGCCCTGCTCGTCGACGAGTGGCGTCCCGCCGGGCGTGGGGACCGGGGTGCCACCGGGGCCGGGTGCGGGGGCGGTGAGGATGTCGCCGAGCGTCATGGTCTGCCCGTCGGTGAGGGTCACGTCCCGTTCGGCGAGGAGACCAGTCGGGGAGGCGACGGACACGACGTAGCGGCCAGGCATCAGTTCGGCGGTGACGTGCCCGTCGTCGCCTTCGCTCATTACCGAGCCGGGGACGATGAGGTCACCGTCCGGGGTGCGCGTCGGGTTTGGGTTGGGGGTGGCGGTGATGGTGACTGTGACGGGGGCGCCGGTGGGTGACTTGACGTGGCCCTTGATGGTGGCAGTCATTCCTTGTCCTCACTGTGTAGCTGGGTGGTGTAGGGGGGTGGCCCTCCTGCGCGCCGCGAGCCTCGCGGGTCGTCGCGGCGCGGGGGAGGGTTACTTCTGGTCGCGCGCCTCTCGAGCGCCTCGATGCGTTCATAGATTGCGAGGTGCGCGTCGTGCGCGTGGGTGTCGATGATGCGCTGTGCGGCCTCCCGCGCGGTGCGCTCATCGTGTATCTCGGCGGCCATACGCCCGCCGCGATCATCGATGCGGTCAATCCGCGACTTCATGTCCGTGAGACTCTCACCGTGACTGTCAAGCGTCGCCGCTACGCGGTCGACGGCTTCGCTGACAGCCGTCACGGTGTCACGCACGGTGTCAAGATCGTCGCGGATGTTCGTCGCGTGGTCGTTGCTGACCTGAGCGTCCGCCGATTGGGCGGCGGCCTTCGCCTCCTCAGCGGCGCGGGTCGCCCGCTGCAGGTGCGACTCCATGCTCGCTTTCAGACGCGCGAAGCCCACGGCGGCGGCGCCACCCAGACCGGCGATCAGGACGGCGACGAATCCGTTAACGGCCTCGACAACCTTGGGATCGGTGAGGATATGGGTCACTGGTCACGGTCACCTCCCGCGGCGGCAGCCGCGGCAGCGGAGAGATTCACGAGGCGGCGCACGTGCAGGTCATCCACGGTTTCGCCGCCGGGGGTGATGGCCCCCGCCCAGTCAATCAGGCTCACACCATGAATACGGACGGTGGAGAGCACCTGGAAAACGCTCCACGCGACACCCAGAAACACCGACGCCTGCGCGAGGAGCAGACGCCAGGTCGCCGGGTAGGAACCCGAGACCCACACGGCCAGGGAGACGACGACCGCGACAACCGTGAGCAGGATCTTACGGCGCGCCGGGGTCCAGTACGGGCGGTCAAGCGCCGCCTGGATCAGCGGCCACACGACCCCGATAAGCACCGACGTCACGAACGGATCGGACTGCAAGCCTAGGAGCAGATTGTCCACGTCAGTTTCCCTTCTCCGCGCCCGCGAGCGCGGCGTTGATCGCCTCATTGGTGATGGGGCCGTAGATTTCGTCGTCGTCCACGCCGACGGCACGCTGCATAGCACCGACGACGCGGTCGTGCGCCTCATCCGACATATCTCCCCAGATGCCGTCAGCCTCGGTCCCGACCACGGACTGGACGTACTCGACGCCGAAGGGGAACTGGCGCCCGCCCCAGCTGGAGGCTGCGACGACGGCGTAGATGCGGCGCGTGGTGTCGGGGCCGAGGATGTTGTCCGGGTCCGCTCCGACCGCGCGCTGGATTCCCGTAATGTCTGTGTAGCCCGAGGAGGTGGTCGCGTCGCCGTAAGACGGTCGGATGACGGCGCAGACGGAGTCCCAGTCTCGGGTGCGGCGCCACACGCCGCCGCCGTTGCTCTGCGAGCCCGCAGCGCCGGAGCTGGTGTTGAATTCGATGGTCTGGATCCAGCCGCCGTAGTTGGCCTCGACGATGCCGACGTGGTCGGCGACACCGTCGCCATTCCAGTCGAAGCAGACCAAGTCTCCGGGCGCTGCCTGGGTCATGGGGGAGACGAGTCGGCCTTCGCGCGCGGCTGCGTTGATCCCGTAGGGGACATACGCGAAGTCGCCGCCGGGCAGGACGGACTTGTCCTCATTGTCAGTCGCACACCAGGACGCGCCCATCGCGCAGAACGGCACGCCGGACGTGCCGTAGTACGCGCCGTGGCGCTTGGCGTACCAACGCCCGTACTTCGACCCCTCTTCTGGGTCGTCCCAGCGGGTGTAGCCGATTTCGCCTGCTGCCCAGGCGAGGACGTTCTGTGCAGTCATACTCATCGCGCGGCCTCCGTCTGCTCGTAGGGAATGTAGATAGGCGCGACGACGTCGGGCGGCGTGTCCGTCGCGGGGGTCATCGAGGCCATGAGCTCTTCGATATTCGGATCCATTGTTTTCTCCTCTTTGGGTATGGGAAAGCCCCCGGACGTGCTTGTCCGAGGGCAAAAGGGATAGGGGATTGTCAGTAGCCGGTGGCGTGAAATGTGATGGACACAGGTGTGGCCGTGTCGCGGTCTGGGAATGTGAGGCGGAATCCCGTCGGCCCTAGGGTGTCTACTGCCCATCTGGTGGGGATGTGTGCGTTCACGTCCGGGAGCACTTGCCCGTACGCGAATGTCACACCGACGTGGACGCAATCATCCGGGAAGCTGATCGGGAAGGTGATAAACGGCGTGACGCAGCGCTTTGCGCCCTCGATGCCGTCGTATTGGGCGTATCCTGTCCAGCGTCCGTGCTGCTCGACACGTGGAGCTTGCGTTGCGACGCTTTCTTTTCCACCGAGGACCCAGGTACCCGATGTCGTGCCGTACGTGACGACGGGTGTCAATCGGGTGAGCTCCCATCGCCCGCGCTGGTCTTTACGACCCTCGCACTTGTGGATATGGTTCGCCAGGTCGAAGTAGATCGGGCGCGTCTGCGTGGGCGGCTGCCCCGCGCGGGCCGCCGAGGCGCACACGTTCACCGCCTCGTCGGCGGTGTCCACGTGGATGATGTGGCTGATGGACCCTGCGGTCTTGGGCCAGGTGGCGAGGATGTCCTCGCCCGCTTCGGGCGTGCGGACATGATTCCATTGCTCGACTGTCACAATCGGTCCCCTTACTGTCGTAGATAGGTTGCAGTGAAGCGATAATCTTTGAGTGTGGCATAGCCCGCCTGCGTGGATTGCATGGCGAGGCCGATCCTGTCGCCAACGTTTAAGCGGATGATCCCCGACGCCGTGAGCGTGATAATCTGCCCAACCGCGGCGGCACCATATGTGTAGATCGAGCCGTACGGGGCGTCGGGACTGTACACGCTTCCCTTCGACGCGGGGACCACTGCGAGCAGTACATCGCCGTCCCAGCCGATGGATTTGACAGCCGCCCACGCCTTTAGGTCATAGACCCCAGTTTTAGGGACCTGGATCGTTTGCCCACCGTCGGCGGGTGCCCACGTGCCGCCGGTTTCAATGATCTTCCTGCCACCCGTCGTCACCTGTAGTCGATGCCACACGCCGCCGTTAAAGATGGGCACTGAGACTTCACCGGAAGCCCAGCTAAGGGTAGGCTTGTCCGCGAGCGCGGCCCACGGGACTTCTGAGACGAGGGTTCGGCGACCGTTGATGGTCTGCCAATAGGCTAAGCCGGTCGGAGTGAGCGCCGCGTCGTTGCCCTTGCCATCTGCGAGCTGGATCTGCACATTCTGGCTTGTGCGCGTCATGCTGATACGGCTGGGCGCTGGGTCTGAGAACGCCTCATCCCAGCGGGTGAGTGTGAGCCGGATCGGCCAGCGGCGGCCAGCTTCGGACGTGTTGGGAGGCCAGGTGGCAGCGATCCTGATCTGACGATCGTCGGTGCTTTCGAGGTCGCCGACGTTCATGGTGAGGGTGCGGCTGGTGGCCTGGCTGGTGGATGTGGAGCTGACGGCGGGTTTCCCGCCGATCATATAGGTCGCGGTCACGGCTGCCCCAGCGGGGGCCTGCAGAGCGAGTGTGACACGAAGATCGCGGACAGTCTTACCAGTGGTCGGCGTGGACGTCGTCTCGACGTGCTCTGGCCCCCACGCGGGTTCGGCGATCTCAAAAACTGGGTGCGTACCCTGCCAGGTGGCGCGCGTGGCCGGATTTTGCCCATTGACGCGGCCTCGCGTGAAGGCCGGCACCCAGCGCATCATAGTGTCGCCGCGGAGTGTACGTGCGGCACCGACACCACCGAGCACGAACTCCGAGCCGCGCAGCTGTGCGCCGCTGATCCACTTGCCGGTGATCCTGTCGGCGATCAGCTCACCGGGGATAATCGCGTTTTCCGCGCGGATCTTATCCACGACGGTGAGCGTGTCGAACGCTGCGAGCTGGCTGTAGAGCGCCTCGGATGCGACGATTTCGCGGGCGGTGACCGTGCCCGCCTTGATGCGCGACCCGTCGATGGGCGCAGTGTTGGCTTCGGCGATCTTGCGGGTGAGGTCGTCGCGCGTCTCCTCGATTGCCGACTGGGCGCCCTGCAGGGCGGCGTCGGCTTGACGGGCGGCGTCGCGGGCAGCCTTCGCGGCCTCCCCCACGGGCACCGTCACAACGCCGGTCGGTGCGGTGACGGTGGGCGCGTGGGCGAGAGTAGCCGCGCCGGTTGTGTCGCGGTCCAGGCGCACGGGCGCGCCCTGCCAGGTGATCCCCGCCGTCGAAGGCACAACAACGCTAGTGCCGGGGGGTGCGCCGTGGGGGGTGACCTCGACGAGACCAGCCTCCTTGTCCACAATGCCCGTGACCGTGCCCTGCACGGGCCCCGTGTGCGG